AAGAAACAAACTGCACTGCAGGAGAACGAATCAACTAACTATGTTATCGGCGTCATGAGTGATCAACTAGATTACGACGAATTGCCAGATTTATAAAAGGAAAAATATGTACAAACCCAATCCTGCAATACGAGAGTCTGAAGACTTTCAAAACATTCGCAACGTGATGAGCAAGTTTGAAAAGATTCAAGAAAAGAATCGCTGCCTGAGAGTGCAATTTTTAGACTGGTTGTCGGTGAAAATGCATTTGTGGGCAGATAGTGTCAAAGCCATGTCAGATCGCATTGATTCACCATGCATTATTAAAGTAGAACCCAAAAGGAAAACCAAATGAAAGCCATAGTATGGTCTAAGGACCAATGCGCCTTCTGCGAACAAGCCAAAGGCCTGTTGGAAATGAAAGGCATTGAATATGAAGTACGCAACATCAGTCAAGACTGGACACGTGAACAACTGTTGGAGTCTGTGCCTACTGCTAGATCAGTGCCACAGATTTTCTTGGATAATGAGTATGTGGGCGGATTTCAGGAACTGCGTCAAAGGTTGATGTAATGCCACAATTTTCATCTGACTGGTTCAGCAATGCACTGGTCAACTTTGATTACATCACCAACTACTTACAAAAACAAAAAACAGTTGACAGCATATTGGAAATAGGCAGCCACGAAGGCCGCAGTACCTGCTGGATGTTAGAGAACATGCTGAGTGATACCGGTACTATTACTTGTATAGATCCTTTTGCTGACCGTCCTGTGACAGCATTTGCGCAAGACGCTATTCCAGAAGACCGTAGCATCGAACAAATCTTTCGTTCCAATACTGCAGAAGTTTGCAAGCCTGGACAAACTGTGGAAGTCTATGCTAACATGAGTTTCCCTGCACTGGCACAACTAATTGTGGACAAAAGACAATACGACTTTATCTATGTGGATGGCAGTCACAACGCAGATGATGCCTTGGCAGATGCTGTGATGTGTTTTGGATTGTTACGCCCAGGTGGCGTCATGTTGTTTGACGACTACCTGTGGGAAGATGACCAACACTACTTGGGTCGTTGCAAGCAAAGTATTGATGCCTTTGTGAACATGTTTTATCACAGGCTCAAGTTGGGGTTGGTAAATTATCAGTTGGCAATAGTTAAAAAGGAAATAGAATGAGCGTTGAAGTAGGAAAAACATACACCATGCGTATGGGCTATGGTGAAGAGATTGTGGCCAAGGTCACAGCATTTGACAGCAGTACTTACACGCTGAGCAAGCCTGTGGCAGTGGTGCCTGGACAGCAAGGCATACAGTTGATGAATTCATTGTTTACCGCAGACCCTGAAGCAGAAGTCACGGTAAATATATCCAGCGTGGCCATGATTGCCCCTGTGCGTGAAGACGTTGGGGACAGTTATTTGGAAGCCACAACAGGTATCAAACCTGTTCGTAGTAAAATCTTAATGGGATAACATGCCAGCAGTACAACGACAAGGTGATCCAAATGGTGCAGGCGGTGTCAACACTTCAGGTGTGGCTTCTGTACGAGTAAACGGTCGTCCCATTGTTGTGCCTGGCATTGGCGTTACACCACATCCTTGTTGTGGACAGAGTGGTTGCGGCATACACTGTTCAGCAGTGACCTCGGGTGGTTCAGGCACAGTACGTGCTGGCGGTCGACCGGTGATACGTGATGGTGATTCAGACACCTGCGGACACAGTCGTACAGCAGGTTCTAGCACAGTGAGAGCAGCATAATGGCAGAGTCAACAGCAACACCACTACAACTCACAGCAGGTGTGGGTTTTTATGCAGGCAATGCCATCACAGCCAACACACAATTGGCCAACAACATTGCCGCATACAATTCCCTTGCACCCATAGCCAATTTGATCTACACCATTGGGCAGGCCGCCGGCAATGTGTCATTGGGTATTGGTGTAGGCACACTGGCCAATTTGAAAACATTGGGTGCCAATGTAGCAGGTAATTATTGTCCTGCCCTGGGAGACTCAGTGCCCAGCAATGTGTCATGGACTGTGGGCAATGCAGGCTATGCCACAACTATAACCACAGCAGCCAGCACGTATCTAGGTTCAGGAGACTTTGGCAAGTTTGCACAGGCATTTGGTGCCGCACAAGGTTATATCAGTTTGACCAACAACATTATCAACAGTGCGGTCAACGCCAACAGCACAGATTATCTCGGTCCCACATTTACCAACATGAACAACTTGATCACAGGTGACATAGCACAGGTCAATTTGGCATTTCCAGCATTTGGAGCAGACTTAGCCAATATTGGGTGTGCAATTAAGTTCTCTAGACCAGACATGATTGGCACACCTGCAGGGCTGCTTCAGAATGTAGCCGAGTGCGGCAATATATTAAATGGATCAACTCCGTGTGTGACCACTGCATTAAAAACACAAGGACTAACTGATCAAAACATTTCTGACCTTGTGAACAACAATGTGCAAAGTTTGTTCAATCCCGAAGGACTTACACAAAATCAATTTGATATATTGCAAAAACGTGCATATCCTGCATTGCTCAATGTGACTGGGGACTGTTTGACAGATGTGTTGTCCATATTAGATACCACCACACCTGGTATTGAAACCATGGCAGACCTGTTGAATCCTGTGAAATTGTTCCCCGCCAGTTTTAGCAGTTTGACCCTGCCTACCCCAGATGGGCCTGTGCTAATATATGACCCAACTGGTGCAGTGAATTCTGTTATAGTACCTATTTTAAATTCAGGTGCTGTCAGTCCCACAGGATGTGACGAGTTGGCTAAGATTATTCCACAGGCCAATGCTGCCGCAAGTCGTGCATTGCAAATTGCATTTCAACAAGTCAAAGGCATCACAGGGACGACCACACAACAACTGGCGGCAATACTACAATGACCACATTGACACAAACAGCAGCCGAGACAGCGGCATATTCACAAAAACTAGGTACACTCAAGGGCTTGGATCTTGTGGCCAACACCACCACACCCATACCGGCCGCAGTGGCCACATATTATCAAAACAGTTTGGCCAAAGGATCAGGACCCAATGGCACATATTTGACCACAGACTTTTTTGGATCAGCCGCTGGTATTCCTTACAACAATTACTTGACCTCTGTGACCAGTACCATATCAGCACAACTCACCGCTGGAACACTGACCACACTCAACACCATATATTCTTATATGAAAAATCTCATTACTGATGTGTACGGGTTGCCGGGTGCAATCGCTCTTCCAGCACCTTACAACACAGGAAATCCTTATGCATCTTACGATGCGGCGTTGGCAGTGTTGATAACTGCCGCAGATGCTGCCATTGGAACAGCCATTTCAGCCATGGACACTGCAACCACAACATTGAATACAGCCTGGACAGCAATGACCACGCACAGTGCCAACGAGGCCACATTTCAAACACAGGCGTCGATTGATTTTTCAACACTCACAGCCGGTGCTCAGTTGCCTATCACTGCGTTTATTCCTGCACTGGCTGGCTATGGACAAGAAACACAAGAAGGCATGGCAGCACAGTTTTTAGAAAGCATTGCTAACACTGCTAACCAATATGGACAAGCCATGGTGGGTGCATTGCGTGAGGGTCGCAACACTGCTGGTATCAATGCTGTTGGACTCAAAGCAGACAATGATGTGCCACAACTGCCCAATGCTGTGCCACCACAGGCTACGCTGAGTAGCAGTGAATACACACCTGCTGAAGCACGGGCACTGGTATAAAAAGTAGTACTTTCTACTGCTTGACCAAAAATGCCCGAAGTGCTATAATAACAGCATGAACCGGGTAAACCAATTTAAACAAAAAGTATTACTGGCATACTATCGTACTAAGTTCACGGTAGCAGAATTGCTGGTGATTGCAGTGATTGTATTTTGGTTGACCAAAAATTCCGTTTTGTATATAATAGAGTTATTGTAGTAAAAAAGGAGCCAAGATGTATTACATTGTTTCTAAAGGTACTGGACTTATTGTAACAGATGGTCCCAACAGAACCCGTGCTTACAAAACTTTTGGTGCGGCCCGTGCAACACGCACTCGCTTGTGCAACAAAGCAGGCTGGAGTGTGGACCAACTCAGCATCATTGCTACCAAGTACTACAAACCCAAAATGGTTGAACGTACCAACATCATGACTGGCGAGAAGTTCGAGGAAGATGTTAACACACCGCACTTCTGCTCACCCAGCTCAGAAGCATTCTGGAGCATGTAATACTAGAGTATTACATTTTTGGCGGTTGACCAATAATTGCCAAAATGCTATAATATGAACATATTGTAACAAAAGGAGCCTGAGATGACATACGCAACAATCCAAGAAGTCAACACTTCTATCATGTTCAGCAATTTTACAAACGAACAACTCAACAGCATCAATGATGCGGTGAACTATGCACGGGCACAACTTCGTGCGGTGAAGATTCGCACATTCACCAAAGGTGACACTGTGAAGTTTCACAGCACCAAACGTGGTGTCACAGTAACTGGCACAGTGACCAAGGTTGCTATCAAGTATGTCACAGTCAAAGACGGTGTCATGCTGTGGAAAGTTCCTGCTAACATGTTGGAGGCTGCATAATGAATGAATGGATTTTACTGGTTTCCTTTATCAGCCCTGGTGGCAACTTCATAGACAAAGTGCCAGTGACCATGCCCACCAAAACTGCATGTGAACGGGCAATCAAAACACTGCCCAAAAAAGGCGAGCACCCAATGGGTGTACAGTACCGAGGCGTATGTGTCACACAGGCACACTGGAATGGTACCGAACCAATGAAAAATGTTCCACTTGATTAACGGAGACAAACATGGGACTTGATATGTACGCATACGTGGCCGCTCGGGCAGGCCAGCAAGCAGAATTTTACGAAGGCTCTGAATGGGATCCTGATCATAAAGAGCATCGCAACCCCAATGTCAACAAGCCACGTGAACTGGCTTACTGGCGTAAGCATCCTAACCTGCATGGCTGGATGGCTCAACGCTGGTTGGCACGTGAAGGCAATGCATTACGAGAAACAGACAACTTCAACGGCATTGAATTCGAACTCACGTATGATGATTTGGATGACTTGGAGTATGCAGTACAAAACGATCGACTGCCCGCAACGTCAGGATTCTTCTTTGGCGATGGTGCTGATGATTACTACAAGCCCAGTGATCTAAAATTTATTCAGGAAGCCCGAGCAGAAATGTTCTTGGGTTTGAAAGTATTCTATAACAGTTCATGGTAACCACGTAAATATATGAATGGCATTGATTTCTCACACAAACAATTCAACGGTATCACTGTGGCAGCCGATTGGATAAGAGACTTAGAAGCATCCGACAGCCGATTGCACAAAGAGCGGGTGATCGAAAAAGCACTAATGGCCGCAAAACTGGGCAGTGCCAACGCCCAGTGTTTTTTGTTCAACTGCTACCAAGCATACAATCCCTACTACACATTTCATGTCAAGCAGGTGCCTGAGAGCGAAGGGATTGAACATGCGGAAAATCCTTGGCCTGTGTTTTGGGGACTGTTGGAAGGCCTACGCACACGGTCATTCTCAGGACATCGTGCCCGAGATGCTATCCTGGAAACAATGAAACGCTTTGACAGTTTGGAGTGGAACAATCTCTGCAGACGTGTTATCACCAAAGATCTGCGATGCGGCATATCTGAAAAGACCCTAAACAAAGTGCTGGGCAAAACAGAGTGGAAGATTCCTGTGTTCAGTTGCCAACTGGCACAAGACTCAACAGACCAGCCCAAGAAGTTGAAAGGTATCAAACGCCTGGAATGCAAACTGGATGGTGTGCGTGTGTTGGCTGTGGTGTCGGGCAATTCGTGTTCGTTGTTTAGCCGTAATGGTAAAGAGTTCCTGAACTTTCCGCACATTGCAGAAGCAATCTTGGAACAGCGTCGAGCATTCCAGTATGGTCGAGGCACAGGTGGGCATTTTGTACTAGACGGCGAGATTGTGGGCGAGAGTTTTCAGAAGTTGATGAAACAAGCACACCGCAAATCAGATGCTGTCACTGATGGCATGGTGTATCATATCTTTGACATTATCCCGCTAGATGCACTGAAAGAAGGTCACTGCAACTTGCAACAGTACAAACGTATTGAGTGGTTAGAGTCAGCTCGAAGCCAGTTGATGGAAACTGATTGTTTGCGTATCATGAACGGTTTGGATGTGGATTTGGACACAGCCGAAGGACATGATATCATGAACCGCTATGCCCAAGATTGTGTTGCTGAAGGATTTGAAGGCATCATGATCAAGAGCATGGATGCACCCTACCTGTGCAAACGCACTGATTACTGGATGAAATGGAAACCCACCATCACAGTTGATTTGAAAATTGTGGGTTTCGAACAAGGTACTGGTCGCAATGCTGACCGGTTGGGTGCTATAATCTGTGAAGGAGATGACAATGGAAGACATATCTGTGTTAATGTTGGTAGCGGCCTGTCTGATGGCGACAGGGATGAGTATTGGCGTAGCCGGGATCTTCTTCTTGGTCACTTGGTTGAGATCCAAGCTGACGCAGTCACACAAAATCAAGACGGATCATACAGCCTGAGATTCCCAAGATTTTTACGATTCAGAGATTTTGAAGCTGGAGAAAAAGTTTGAAATATTTTGCCTATGGCATGAACACTAACCTAGATCAAATGGCTGCCCGATGTCCGGGTGCTGTTTGTCTGGGTCCAGCATGGATCATGGACTATGCTTTAGTATTCCGCCATTATGCAGATATTGAGCCTGTGGCAGGCGACTGGTGTGATGGTGTGCTGTGGGAAATCACAGAAGACAACCTAGTGGCTCTAGATGCCTTGGAAGGATATCCTTGGCACTACACACGTTTTTCAGTCATAGTGCATACTGACCGCGGATCAGATATTGCCTTGGTATATCAAATGGTGGACCAATCCTTTGAGGAAGCCCCCAGCACATACTACTACAACATGGTAGCAGAAGGCTATGTGCAAAACAATGTGCCTGTGGATCAATTAATTGCCACAATGGAGTTATCATGATCAATTTAAAATTTGCAATTGAGTATCCTTTTACTAGGTTGTCATTCAACAATATTTTAAATCGTGATTGGAGTACTCCATTCAAACACAAACATTTTGAAATTGAAGTGTTGCAGGATTGTGAGTATCTGTTGCATTTTAATTTTGATTGGACAACCAGATGCGACCATGCAGGCGTTAGACTTGAATTGGGCTTGTTTGGATATGAACTGATGTTTCACTTGTATGACAGTAGACATTGGGATTATCATGCAAACACCTGGGCAGCCAGTGACTAAGAAAATCTACTACGAAAAAAAGGGACGCAGGTATGTGCCTGTGAGTGAATACGACAGTGAGTACCTGGACAGTTTCTCCAAGGGCACACACATTGTGATGTGCTACCCAGGCGGCCAAAGCCGCCGGTACAATATCGATCCCAACTACGCCGCTATGATTGCGGCAGGCCGTGTGGCCGAAGATGCCATCTGCGACGCCATGCGTAAGGCCAGCGAAATGCGTCCACAGCGAACTCCGATTACTGCCGGACAGAAAAAGGCTTGGGAAAAGTTGGCCCGAGAGTTTGGTGATGACTTGGCCACACTGAGTCTGGGCAGTGCCAGAGATCATGCCGAAGCCGGCGTACAGGCCATGCAAGTGGAAGCGGACAAACTCATGACCAATCCTGCTGTGCGACTGGCCTACGAGCAGTTTCTCCTAGTGTGTGAATTAACCAAGAAAAACATTGACAACGCCTGATCCGCATAGTATAATTGCTGTGCATGACCAAGGAGATTGGGTGGTCTAATGGTTACAATGGGGGAGATCTTGAACCGGTTCCGTTGTAGTCCGTGGCAAGTAGACTTAAAAAACCCGTAGGATTGAGACACTGACTAGATCTGGCAACAGATCAAAACCGGGCTGGAACCCCGGGGTATGCACAGTAGTATAAAACAGTGAAAAGGATAGCAATGTCTGTTAAAATTGAAACCTCTGCGTTGAGTACGTTTGAATCCCTTGACTCTCTTAGAGAAACGCCCTTGGTCATGCACCGTATTCAACTGGAACTGCATGATGTCAAAACATGGTATGCAGTTATTCGCGAACTCAATCAAGTGTATGGTGTAGGCAACTGGAAGGGACAAAGCCATGTCAAACGCAGGCTAGAAAACATGATATGGAACCCCAGCCAGGCTGTGCGGGTGTGGTTTGATGTACCTGATCCTGCCATTGCCACTTGGTTGGCCGTTAAACTAGCCGTCCAAGTCAAACTGGTACCCAATAAATAAATCTATGTTCCTCAGTTATTTCACATTGTTAACCGCTCTTTCATTGAGCGTGGTTGCGGCCTGGTACAGTATACTGGGCCTTACTGCTATTTTTGCCAGTGCAGTTATACCCATTATCATCATGGGTGGTATCCTGGAAGTGGCCAAGGTCACTGTGACAGTATGGTTGCATGAATACTGGCATCGTTGTAGACTGCTGATGAAGTTCTATTTGGTGCCAGCAGTGTTCATGCTCATGGTGATTACAAGCATGGGCATCTTTGGGTTCCTGTCAAAAGCACACAGTGATCAAAGCCTGGTGTCAGGCGATGTCTTGGCCAAGATTGCTGTGTATGATGAAAAAATCAAACTCTCAAAGGACAACATAGATGCCAACCGCAAAGCACTTAAACAAATGGATGAGGCTGTGGACCAAGTTATGGGCCGAAGCAGTGATGAAAAAGGTGCTGACAAAGCAGTTTCGCTACGCAGAGCACAAACCAAAGAACGCAATCGACTGCTTGCCGAGATTGCAGCCGAACAGAAAAAGATTACTGTCATTAGTGAAGAACGAGCCCCTATTGCTGCCGAGGTACGCAAGGTGGAGGCAGAAGTCGGTCCGATAAAATACATTGCGGCCCTGGTCTATGGTGACAATCCTGATACCAACTTACTAGAACGTGCTGTGCGTTGGGTTATTATCATATTGGTCGTGGTGTTTGATCCGCTAGCCATCATGATGGTGTTGGCTGCCACAGAGAGCATGAAGTGGGAACGTGAGCGTAGATTGCAACCTGCCTACGAACCTGATGATGGGCCATTGACTGATCAGCAAATTGAACAACTACGTGCCACAGTGGAACCAGAACTGCCCACAGGAGAGGTAGTTGCTACCAGCAAGTTATTCAATGATCCCGGCGAACATCCTGCGGACACTTTTGATCACGAACAAGAACTACCGCAAGACCCGCATCCACCAGGTTGGATGTACGGCGATTTACAATCAAATCCTCTCAATGAACAACAGGTAGAAGAAGTTGTAGCAGAATTTGATCGTGCTAGACATGCATACTTGGACCGGTTTGATCATTTTAAAGATCTCAAACCTATGGTGGCACCGGTGGTGTTTGATCAAGATTATCTAAACGCAGTGGCACAAGATGTTGAACCGGAAGATCATGAAAATCCTGGCATCAAGGCTGCAATCAAACAGTGGAAAACAGAAAACCCCAATGGCACAATCAAAGAAGAACGTGCCAAGTTGGCCACTGGCAAGATTCAAGAGTTACCTTGGATGGGGCTAGTGGCAGACAATGACTTGGGTAGAGAGCCCACATCAGGCTTTGGTATCTCTTTCCCTGTTAACCCTATTCCAGTCAAAGGCGATACGTTCATGCGTGTGGATCAAATGCCCAATGTGCTGTACAAGTTCAACGGACATCACTGGATTATTGTAGACAAAAATTTAACCGATAACTACACATACGACGATGCATATATTGAGCACCTAATTGCCAAACTCACCAGCGGTGAATACGACCCAGACATGTTGAGTGACGCAGAAGCAGATGCCATTGCTCGTCGTGTACGACCCATCAACACATGATCCTAGTAACCGGCGACCGCGGCTTTATCGGCAGCGAACTCAAACAATATCTTATCAGCCAAGGACACGATGTACACGGCCTTGACTGGGACACACGTGGAAAAACATACACAGCCCACACACCCATAGAATGGATATTCCACATGGGTGCCATCAGCGAAACCAATGCCGACAACTGGGAGGACATTGTTCGCAAGAATATTCAAGACACACAGGACTGGATAACAACTGCTGAACGTTGGGGCTGTGGTATCACCTATGCTTCGAGTGCCAGTGTGTATGGTCCTTGGTCAAACAGTCCCGAATGGGGTCCGGTACAGCCGCAACATTACTATGCTGTCAGCAAACTCACTGTTGACAACTGGGTGGCTTCACGATACTTCTCAGTGCCTGTACAAGGCATGCGGTTCTTCAATGTGTACGGACGCAACGAAGGTCACAAAGCACAGCCCAGTCCCATACGCACATACATGCGGCAGGCAATAGCAGGTGAACCACTTAGAGTGTGGCATCACAACGGCCGCTTGGGCACAAGAGATTTTGTCAGTGTAGACGACTGTATCAGTGCTATGATGCAGTTGAAAGATGTCAGCATCAGTGGCGTATACAACGTTGGCACTGGTACCCAACTCACGTTTGAAGACATTGCACACAGCATACAACGTAGATTTGACAATTTACAAGTGATATCAGAACCCATGCCCGAGCACATGGTAGAGAAATATCAATGGGAAAGCCGTGCGGATTTAAATAAACTGCAATCTACAATATCGTGGAATCCACAATCGGTGGATCAATGGCTAGACAAAAACTTTGACAACCTATACAATAAGATCATAAATGAAAACACCTGAAACCCTAGACAACTGTAGTTTCTGCGGCAAGCACAAAGATAGTGTAGCTAAACTTATTGTGGGCAGTGAAGTGAGTATTTGTAACGAATGCGTGGACTTGTGCCAAACCTTGCTCAAAGAAGAACTTCCCGAAAAATCAAAAGAGATAACAGAAGATACTTTGGATCCTAGAGCCATCAAAGATCACTTGGACCAGTATGTGATTGGGCAAGATCATGCCAAGATGGTGTTGAGTGTGGCCATTGCCAATCACTACAAACGCATTGCCAACGCAGACCCTGACACTGAAATTGAAAAAGCCAACATTCTTATGTTGGGCCCGACTGGATCAGGCAAAACATTGTTGGCACGTACAGTAGCACGTTATTTGGATGTGCCTTTTGTGATTGCTGATGCTACCAGTCTGACAGAAGCAGGTTATGTGGGCGATGATGTGGAAAGTTTGATCACACGTTTGTACACAGCCGCAGGCGGTGATGTAGACCGAACTCAGCGTGGCATTGTGTTTGTGGATGAAATTGACAAGATCAGCCGTCGTAGCGAGAGTGCCAGTATCACCCGAGATGTGTCAGGAGAGGGTGTACAACAGGCCTTGCTCAAACTGGTAGAAGGTACCAAGTGCCGTATCACTCCACAAGGTGGCCGCAAGCATCCAGCAGGTGAAACTGTGGAAATTGACACAGCCAACATATTGTTCATTGCCGGTGGTGCATTTGTAGGCCTGGACAACATTGTCAAAAGCCGTGTAAAAGGTACCAGTATTGGATTCTCAGCACAGGTTGTGGCAGACAACACTAGTGTGACCTTGGATAAAACCACACCAGAAGACCTGATCAAGTTTGGTATGATTCCAGAATTTGTGGGACGTTTTCCAAGTTGGGTTGCCTTGGCAGAACTCAGCAAAACTGACTTGGTACGCATTTTGCAAGATGTCAAACACAGTTATGTTAGCCAATATCAATGGATATTTAGACGTGATCAAGTTGACTTGGAATTCAGTGCAGACAGTTTGGATCTTATTGCTGAACGCACTATTGCCAACAAAACTGGTGCCCGTGGCTTGCACAGTGAACTTGAACGTGTGCTGTTGCCACACATGTACAATTTAACACGTTATCGCAAGGGCGGAATCCAGACCTTGAATATCAACACTGACCTGGTAAATAATCCTGAATCACTTCGGGAAATAAATGAATAAACCACACGCCAGATCAGTATTAGTACAAGACAACAACATTGAAAAAGCCCTTCGCAAGTTCAAGAAAAAAGTGCAAAATTCGGGCATACTAAATGATCTTAGAGAACGTGAATTTTACATCAAACCTACCACAGCACGTAAACTCAAACGCAGTGCAGCCAAAAATCGTTGGCGTAAGTATCTTGAGAGCCAACAACTGCCTCCCCGTACACATTAATTTTTCCAAATATTTTGACACAAAATGAAATTTGTGTTATAAATATACATGTAGTGCCCATAGTGGGGCTACAATTCAAAACGTCATCTTGCTTAATAAAGGAGAAAACAAATGACAAAAACTCTAACCCTTCGCAGTTTCGATCTTCCCGCAATTCACAAATTTGGTATCGGTTTCGACAACCTGTTTGATGATCTCATGCGTGTCAACGCTCAACAAAGCAACAACAACTATCCACCTTACAACATTGTGCAAATCAATGATGATGAGTACATGATTGCTGTGGCTGTTGCAGGCTTTGGAGCTGACAATCTGTCAGTGATTAAGGACAAAAAGACCTTGGTCATTGAAGGCAAGCACGCCACAGAGACTGTGGAAACATCTGAAATCAATTACTTGCACAAAGGCATCAGCGAAAGAAGTTTCCGACGGGAATTTCAATTGGCTGACTATGTAGAAATCAGCAATGCACATCTTGAACTTGGTATCCTCAGCGTTCACTTGAAACGTGAAGTGCCTGAAGAAGCCAAACCAAAGACCATTGCAATTACCTACAAAGAGTAATATAATGTAAATACAGTGACAGCAATCCTGCTGTCACTGATTGTATAACGCAAGGAATAGAAATGGCACAGAGCGATACCCGCACACGAATCAAACCATCAGAGGCTGTAAAAGAGCCGCCCATGTTCAAAGTTATCTATTTGAATGACAATCAAACCACAATGGATTTTGTTGTAGACAGTTTGATTGAATATTTTGATTACACTGCCGAAACAGCCGAACAAATCACTGTGGATATCCATCAAGCCGGCCAGGCCACTGTGGCAGTGTTGCCTTATGAAATTGCCGAACAAAAAGGCATTGAAGTAACACTCAGTGCAAGATCGCAGAGTTATCCACTGCAAATCAAATTAGAACCCGAAACTGTAAATTAATCGTCTACAACAATACGCAAGGGATGGTACACATATTGACGCCACTCAGTATCTCCCCGACCCCTGCAGTTGTTGACAAACCGTACACCTTGGCGTATTTGATCCACTGATCCATGATAGTGACCAAAGCACCAGGTATGCAACTTCTTTTCTAAATCTGCACTCAATGCTCGCATCATGAATCCATTGCCCATTGTGTTAAATCGCAAAGTATCAGCAAGACCAATGTCATGTGCAATCAAACTAGAATTGGGCACAGTGTGTGTTACACAAACAATTTTTCGAACATCATGATGAGTTTGCAGTCGTTTGATACTGGTAGTCATATAAGTGGCATCTGTGGTGGCCAATCGTCCCACAGTTTTGGCCACAGTGCCGTTGACTTTGCACTGGTCTTGGAACCATAATGATGTTTGTTCTGCATCAATCGAAGGATCAAGATCGTAGGTCCACCAACCGTTGGTACCTACAATTGCAACTCCATCAACCACTACAACATTGTCTTGCAAAAATACCACGTTGGGTATTTTTTTTAATCGGCGAGCAAGATCAGCATAACTGGCATTCAAATCGTCGTAATGATATCGATGTTCGTCATTGCCGTCAACATAAAACACTGCCTGATAACATTGACCAAGATGTTTCAGTGTGTTTACTACTACTTCTCGATCTCGTGCAAGGTCGCCGGCCACAATACAATAAGGACTTGTGGCCAATCCAGTCCAATCAAATTCCGCCCAGGTTTCTGCATGTAAATCAGAAATTAAATCAAACGCAATACTCATGATACATATTTAAAAGGATTACACATGAACATTATATTTGGAGACGCATTAGACACACTGCCGGACAATTATACCGTGCTGGAATTAGATACATTTGTATTTCCTCCTGACAGTAATAAACGAACCAGTTATTGTGTGGTTGAAAAGGTACCATTAGGAGATTTTCCGTTATTGGAACCATATCTCAAGGTGCATGCTGACATGATGCAGGCCTATAGAGATCAGAACTGGGATTATTGCTTGCATGCCATCAAAGGGCTCACAGGACGGTGGAACGGCGAGTTAGACAGTTTCTATGCCAACTTGTTGAAACGTGTGGAAAACTATCAAGCCAATCCACCTGGTGAATATTTCACTGGTTACATTGACCGACGTTAATTTCTACTGTCTTTAAGTTTTTTAAGACCAGTTTTTAGTCGATCAAAGTACTCTGTATCTGCACCCAGTGGTGCAAATACTTTTACTCCAGTCCAGTCAGGTAGACTGGCAGCAAATTGTGCCACAGTTGACAACTCAGACAACATGACCATGCTGCCAAAATCATAGCTCATGTATGTGTTGGAGCCGCGACAGTTGAGATCTAATTCTTGTGCTATTTTACGCAGCTCTGACTCAATTCGTTTGGCATCAGGCAACAACTGTTTGATCAATGGTAATGCTGCCATTGCAGCCGCAACGCCGGACATGTTGGGTTGCCATGTGTGTCCGTGACTCCATGTTTGTTTGTTCAATTGCACATTGACCTTTTCATTGCAAACAGCAGCACCCAATGGACTATATCCAGCAGTGAGTGATTTGCCAATGGCACATATATCTGGTTGTACATCATAAGGCTCGTAACCAAACATTGTTCCGTTTGTGCCCCAACAAAAAGCCACATCATCTACAATCATCAGTATCTCATGTTCGGTACAGAGTTTTCTAACAGCCTGCCAGAAGTCTTGACTGTAAGGAGCCATGGTAGACGACCAACTCACAGTTTCCATGATTAGACACCCAATTTTTTGATTGGTAGCAAGGTGTTGTTTGATCTTGGTCAAAGTCAATTGTTCTTGACCTTTTTGTTGATATGCATATTGCCATTGAGGTTCATGCACAATTACTGCACGACCCAATGCAGGATATTCTCCACGCAAGTGTTTGGCCAACATAGTGGTACCGTGATAACTGTGGTCGAAACTTAAAATTTGTGGTCGATCCGCACCTTGTGCATGCCAGTATGAGTCATTCATGGCAATGGCTGCTTCCACAGCATCTGAACCGCTCACAGCCCAGGTCAATGCTGACCAATTGCCCAATTCACAAATTTGATCAACCAATGCACTGTTGGCCTGGGAACTTTCGCCGGTGTTGCCACGAATAAAGTTAACAGTGTTTTGTGCAACAGCGTCAACTATTTCTTGTCTACCATAACCTAATATGTAGGCCATGTTGCCACATTGGATATCCATGTGTGTCTCACCATTGGAATATTCAACCAGGTATCCGTGTGTGCGAGTTACTGTTTTTTCCTGCTCGCCAGGTGACCAATATTTTATTTCCATGCAAATATATAGCAGGGAAAACTGGGCAGTTTAAATTTCAGGATTACTACTTGACTTGTCCTCACCAGCACCCAATACACAGGCTATTCTAGTGTCATATTCTATCATGGTCCATGAACGAGTTTGTTTGTTCATCATCAATGTTATATGAGTGTTGTGTACTGATTTCCCAACCCAGACTGGTGTTTCTTTGTGAGTATCTACAAAATAGTTCATCACACTCTGTGCATCTGAACATTTCATTGGCTTAGTTAGATCGATAATCTCTTGGGCGTGGGCTATAGAGCTGATTAGGCAGAATAACAACGCCACTGCTGTATTTTTCATAGTGGCTTCTCCTGTGCGTTATTTAGCGGTAAATACCCCGTGAAACCCACTATAGCCCTATTCATCCATGATCCCAAATGCTCTGTGCAAAGTGGGAATGGAATTATGCGAGCCCTGGGCAACAACTACAACTTCAAACTGTTCAGCAAAAACAAAGTAGAAGATGTTTTCTTCGATGGAGTAGACATGATTGCAGTGCCCGGTGGGTTTGGTGATGCTGACAGTTACGACACCTTGTTTAAAAACAACTCAAAAGCCGTGCGTCAATTTGTGCGTCAAGGCGGAAGATACCTAGGCATTTGCATGGGCGCATACTGGGCAGGGCCACACTATCTCAATATCTTGGATTCAGTAGATGCTGTGCAGTATCTGAAACGACCTAGTGCAGACACACGTAGACCACATGCCAAATACATGCCAGTGACTTGGCAGGGTAGACCTGACAGTATGTACTGGTACGATGGATGTGCGCTGGTGGGTGATCGCACTCGGTTTGAAACTGTGGCAACTTACAACAATGGCGATGCCATGGCTATTATACAGAACAGAATTGGATTGATTGGTTGCCACCCTGAAGCCGAGCAGTTCTGGTATGACAGTTACTCATGGATGCGCCGACACTGGGCCGGCGGACATCATCACAAACTCTTAGAGTTTGCCGACCGACTCATGCGGTTGTAAAAAAAGGTCCTTTCGGACCTTTAGTACTGGTTACGAGTTCCAGCGCCGCTCAATCGTTGCGGTCGGTTTAAAAACGCCGATTAGAAACTACGTGTGTAACTCAAACGCCAGGCGTCTTTTTCTTCGTCACCGTAACTGCGTGAAAAACGCACAGCAACTGCGTCTTGCTTGGTCAATGCATAGCCCACTGTGGCATGCACACGACGAGTTTCGTAGGTGCTATTGACATCGCTGTCAATAGCATTGCGATAACGACCGCCTACATCACCAGTAAACCCAGCAAACAACGGGAATTTCACACCTGCGTCAATTGCATAGTAACTGAAATGAGTCGTACTCTTGATGCTTTCGCCCAGGCGTCCGCCCAAGTAGAATGCACCCAGAGATTTTCTAGCACGAGCTTCCAAGCCTGAACTGATTGTGCCTGATCCCAGTGCAGTTTGGCTGGTGTTGCTTTTGAGACTGTAGTCCCAACCTTCAGCAGCTTTGATACCAACTACCACTGCGTTGGCAATGTTGTCAGCGCTGGTTGCGCGGTTTTCTTCTTCGCTGTACTCATAGGTGGCATAGCCTGTGGCAAATGCTGTACTGGTTGCGGCCACCAAAAGTGCGGCTGCGATTGCTTTGGTAAATTTCATAGTTTCTCCTTTGTTAATTTACTTTATCATTGTAGATGTTTTATATAGCGTTGTCAAGTCTATACAAGTTATTTCTTGATCTGTGTCCAAACATCACTACGGATGCGATCGGTCACTGCTTTTGGCAGCGGTACATAATCAAGTTCTGTGGCTAATTTCCCGCCATTTACAAATGCCCAGTCAAAGAACTTGATGGTTTCTTGACTGGCTTTTGCATTCTTTGGTTCACGGTACATGAGAATAAATGTTGCACCGGTGATGGGCCATGACTGTGCGCCCTTTTGATTTACCAAACTGATGCCCATGCCTGGTGTTGAGAACCAATCAGCACCTGCGGCTGCGGCTGCAAATGTCAGGTCATCTGGTCCTACCACATTGCCGTCGCGATTCTGCAATTTTACATAGGTCATTTTGTTTTTCTTGGCATAGGCATATTCCACATAGCCAATTGAATTTTTAACACGGCCCACATTGGCTGCAACACCTTCATTGCCTTTGCCACCTACACTACTGGCAGCTGGCCATTTCACGGCAGCACCTTTGCCCATTTTTTCAGCCCATGGTTTGCTGACTTCATTCAAATAGTCAGTGAAGATAAATGTTGTACCAGAACCATCTGCACGATGCACAACTGTGATAGACTCTGCAGGCAACTTGACTTTGGGGTTTAACGCTGCAATCTTGGCATCGTTCCAGTGTGTGACTGTGCCCAAGTATATATCTGCCAGCACTTCACCAGTTAACTGCAACTCACCAGGTCGGATGCCTTCTACATTGATGATTGGCACAACACCGCCCAACACTGTGGGGAACTGAACCAATCCGCTTGCTGTTAACTCGTCACCTTTTAGCGGTGCGTCTGTGGCACCAAAGTCCACTGTGGCTGCTTTGATCTGTTTGATACCACCTGAACTGCCAATGCTTTGATAGTTCAACTGAACGTCAGTTTTGACTTGATATGCTTCACTCCACTTGCTATAAACAGGATAAGGGAAAGTTGCCCCTGCCCCTGTGATTGAAGTTTGTGCATTTGCTGATGGTGACATCAAGTACACGGATGCCGCAATGACTGCTAAGATTTTTTTCATGTGTTTTTTCCTTTGTGAATTTGTGCGGTGCACAGAATTATTTAAACACAAAGATGTTACAGTAATGTTACAATGGCTTGACTTTTTTGTTCTTTTTGAGCGGACCTGTTGCCTTGGCTTCTTCTAGCATGCGTTCTGCAGCAGGTGTTGTTTGGGGAGGATGGTATACGTGGTGTTTTTGGGGTTCGTGTCGTCTTGGGGCTCGTTTAAACCAACTCATAGGCGGTTCCTTTGCAGGTTAAAATACTTATTGTGTGTGTTTGAAATATAAACTCCTGGTTATTGCATTAAAGCACGTATATTACGATCATGCTTTCCAGTTTTGTGTTGATTCATTGTAGTTATTGCATGATCTATATTGCTGATATATTCTTGTTTGACCCGATCAAAAAACCCATTGAAAAAATGATGTTTGTTGTGCTCGGCAATTTGATTTAGTTTAACAAACAATTGAATTTTTTCTTGTTGCGGCAAGTTGGCCACACGAGACATTTCGGTTATTACTGCTTGAAGTCGTTGCCTGGGATCTTGAATAGTATCATAACTCTCATCCAGCAGTCCTGAAAATGTTTTAAATCCGTAGTGACGCAGATATTGCAAACTGCCTGCTGTTGCCACAAGCATGAATGGGCGGCCGCAGGCTATGGGACGTAACGTTTTTTCAGTCAGGTGCCAACGTGTGTCATCAAACAAAGTTTCAAGCACAACTTCAATGCTGGAACTTGCATAATCTGTGTTGCAATAGTCTGCACTGGCATTGGAATTGTGATTGTTTTTTGGGAAAAATTTTTCTAACTCAAAATTTGAAATTTGGAATGCAGAGTTAACAAACTGATGTTGTCCATACTGCATGTTATCCCAGGAATTAAATGTCATTTTGCAATGCTGACTCAACCCATTTTTTACTATTTGTTCAGCAAAACACAGTCGATATTCTCTAGTTCCAGACCATGCACGATTGTAAACTAAAAAATCATGGGTAATCTGATTTGGATTAAATTTTAAAATTGGGTCGTGGTCAGCGTATCTAAACCAATCGTGTGCAATCATGCCATGGCTCCAGTAGTACACTGGTACATATCCTTGCTGTTCAAAGTTATTCACGTGTGAACTGTGTAGTTCTGAATGTAGTAAAAGTGTGCTGTCATAATAATTTGTAGGAGTAGCCAGGCCTCTCCAACCTAATTTTGCACAGTAGTCCACGACCGATTCTCTGTCAATGTTGTTGATTGGCAGTATTTCTTGATCCTTTTGGTGCCTGTGTCTGATTATAGATTGAAAATCCATAAACGAATATCGGTCAAAATCCAACGGTTCTTGATCATGACAAATCATCACTGCATGGTCACTACGTGCAATGGCTAGACTGAATTGTTGTTCAGTTGATTTGGATCTTAAAGATATCCAATCTTCGGGAGTCATTGAATCGAATAACAGTCCAAAGTCTTCTAGTTTTCTTGAGCCATGCAGTGTCCAGCCATAAATTAGTAGATCGTGGTTGACACAGTCATCCAAGTAATGATATAATCTGTCTAAAGGAACACTCATATGAAAAAAATTGGTTTTATTGGGATTGGCAAACTGGGTCTCGATTGTGCAGAAGTCATGGCTGAAAAGCATGAAGTACGCGGTTACGATATTTACCCACGGTCAAGCGACTCAGTAAAAGTTTGCGATATTGACGAATTGGTGAACGAAAGCGAATGGATTTTTATTGCTGTGCCTACACCACATGCTGAAGGCTACGATGGAAGTGTGCCGTCAAGCCATATGGAGCCTAGAGACTTTGGACATGACGCTGTGATTGATGCCATTAAGAATGTGAACAAGTATGCAACCACACCTAAAAAGGTTGTGTTGATCAGCACAGTATTGCCTGGTACCACACGCAAGCACTTCTATCCATTGCTGGACAGCAAGCACCAATTCCTGTACAACCCATACCTGATTGCCATGGGTTCAGTGAAGTGGGACATGGTCAATCCTGAAATGGTCATGATCGGCACCGAAGATGGCAACCCCAATGCACTAGCAGGTGAGTTAATTGACCTGTACAAAACTATCATGGTGAACGATCCACGCTATGAGATTGGCACCTGGGATGAGTGCGAAGCCATCAAGATCTTCTACAACACATTTATCTCAGCCAAGGTTGGCCTAGTGAACATGATTCAAGACTTCGCCCTGCGTATTGGCAATATCAATGTTGACGTAGTTACAGATGCACTAGCACGTAGCACCATGCGTATCATGGGACCAAAATACATGACAGCCGGCATGGGCGATGCAGGTGCTTGTCATCCCCGAGACAACATCGCCTTGCGTTGGTTGGCCAAGGAATACAACATTGGTTACGACTTGTTTGACACTGTGATGCATGCACGTGAAGTGCAGGCCAAGAACCTGGCCATGTACCTGTTGGACCTGAGTGTGATGCATGACAACTTGCCCATTGTAATACACGGCAAAGCCTACAAGCCTGATGTGGAGTATTGCATTGGCAGTTACTCAACCTTGGTAGGACACTACATTGAACAAGAAGGCCGCCGGGTAGTGTATGTTGATCCACTTGCAGATGATCCTACCAACGTAGTTGCCACAGTGGATACTCCTGCAATCTTTTTGTGGGCACACAACCGCAAGATCACTTATGAGTACACAGGTGATCAATTAGACACACTGCCTTACTGCGACATCAAGCCAGGCAGCATTATTGTTGATCCATGGCGTAAACTCAAGTCAACCCCTGAGGTGGAAGTTGTCCACTACGGTAACACCAGAGTTCATTAAGTATCGTATCCCAGTGTTCTGGGACGATGAATACAAACGGCTTGACTACATCAACGAGCCGTTTAATGATTCAGTCAGTTTGAATCGTTGGACCAGCCAAGGGTATGCTAACAAATTCACTGGCGACATGTGCGACATGCGTGGTCAGCAACCCAGTTGGAACAAAACTTTCATCGACATCTACACAGAAATGGGATGGAAAGACATAGGCACCAGTTATTACAGAATGACCACTGGCACTATATTACCGGTGCACGGTGATTTATATGTTCGTTATATTGACTTGTTCAATTTAAAAGGTCAAGAACATCGCATACATAGAGCAGTGGTGTTTCTTGAAGATTGGCAATCAGGGCACTACTTTGAAGGTGCAGGCCAAGCTGTGACCGGCTGGCATGCTGGCAGTGTGGTTGAATGGGTGTATGATTTGCCACACATGGCAGCAAACGTAGGGCTAGATCCCCGATACACATTGCAAATAACAGGATGGGTATGATATCAACATACAATGAATGGGATCCACTCAAACGAGTAGTAGTGGGTCGTGCTGACACAGCCAACTGGCCCATCAACGATCCGGTGTTCAAGAATGAAGGTGAAAAGACCACCTGGAAAGAAACTCCTGTGCCTAGCGGTGCTGTACCACAGTGGATTATAGACGAAGCTAACGAAGACCTTGACATATTAACCCAAACATTGGAAAGCCTAGATGTTCAAGTAGAACGGCCTGATCCTTGCCTAAACTTTCAAACACATGATGGACTCAGTGCCTACTGCCCCAGAGATAGATTGTTGGTGTACGGCTCAACCATTGTGAATCCTGTGATGATGTATCCATGCCGGGATATGGAAGCACAGTGTTACTACGGCATCATTGATGAAGCCGAGCACTACCTGCACATGCCCAGAAACGAAGGCATGGTGCTGGAAGCGGCCAATGTGTGCAGACTCAATGACTCCTGGTTGGTGCTGGAATCCGCCGGAGGCAACAGAGCCGCTTTAGATTGGTTGCGTGAGCAGTTTCCCGCGGTCAAGATCGAAATGTGCAACTTCTATGCAGGTGTGCATATTGACTCAACTATTGTGCCCATACGTGAAGGCTTGGTGTTGTTGAATGGCACCAGAGTAAACGATACCAATTGCCCCCGAGTGTTTGAGAATTGGGACAAGATTTGGGTGGACGATGTGGTGGCACAGGGATTTTACCAATATCCTTATGCGTCAAAATGGGTGGGCATGAACATGCTGGCCGTGAATCCCAATACTGTGATCATGGACAAAAATCAGCCCAAGTTAATTGCTGAATTAGAGCAACGTAACTTCACTGTGATTCCGCTGGAACTGCGTCATAGCCGCACCTTGGGTGGCGGGTTTCATTGCGTCACATTGGATTTGCAACGTCAGTGTTAATCTTCAATTACAGTGATTGAAATAAGACCACTGCTTTCATTGCTTACCCACTGTGCCCATTTTTCAGCACCTTCGCGAGTGACAAATTGTGTTGTGATTATGGTACGATCCGCTTCCCAAATGACGCTACTTTCATCATCACAATACCTGGGTATTTCACCAGTTTCGATTAATTCAGTAAGTATGGCCCATAATGAAGGATATTCTTGAGCTGATGGATTCAATCGGTCATAGGTTGGTTCCGAAGAAATTTCTACGGTGTTATCCAAAATGTGTATGGTTTTAACAGTCATAACAATATTTATCACTTGACCAATATTAAATATTCGTGTATACTACACACATGAACACATCTAAAATTGGCTTTGCTTGCAAATGGCTCAATGACCCCAGCGAATGTGGCGGCATGAAAGTCAATGCAAAGGACCGTGACTTAAACGGCAGATCAACTACCATGCGATGGCTGCGCGAACATGCAGATGAAGCAGAGCAACGTCAGTGGGACATCATGAACCACAATGCTGCCGCGGCTGTGCGGCTGATTGAACGTGTGGGCACACTGCCACCCGAACGCAGAATGGTACGTTTAGGCAGTGAAATGCTACAAGGCTACACTGAACCGTCATGGATTGACTGGTGGCAACGTGCCGAAATACAAGAACACTGTGCTCGAATCTTTGCACCTGTGGGTGAAACTGCTCGCAGACTGGGTGTGCGTTTGTCATTTCACCCTGGGCAGTTCTGTGTGCTGGCGTCAGAGTCAGACGAGATTGTAGAACGCAGTATCTTGGAGTTTGAGTATCATGCAGACATGGCACGGTGGATGGGCTACGGTGCTGCCTGGCATGATCATGGTTTTAAAATTAATGTGCATTTGTCGGGCAAAGGCGGGCCTGCCAAGTTCCTGAAAACTCTGGGTAGACTCACTCCCGAGGCCAGGAATCTAATCGCTATTGAAAATGATGAGATGTCAAATGGTTTGGACGTTACTCTTGCTGTGGCTGATAGTGTGGCTCTTACTTTGGATATTCATCACCATTGGATCAACACCGGTGAATACATTGAACCTATGGATCCACGTGCTCAACGGGTTGTTGAGTCTTGGCGTGGTACTCGCCCTGTTTGTCACTACAGTGTTAGCCGTGAAGATGTTGTTGTGGGACACCCTACCTTTGTTAGACCAGACCTCTCAGCATTACTCAGTCAAGGCTACAAAAAGCAAAAACTGCGAGCACACTCGGACTTTATGTGGAATGTGGCTGTGAATGAATGGGCATTGACATTCTCCGACCAGTGGGACATCATGGTCGAAGCCAAAGGCAAGAACTTGGCCAGCGAAATACTATACAATCAATGGCGGGCCAATGCCTAACATCTTGACAGGAATTTTTGATTGGATACAAAGTGATTACAAAACTAACAAATTTAGATTTTGTGTGGAAGTGCTGGCTTGGGGCATTAGCATTGGGTGTAGTATCACCATGGCTGCAACTGTTCCATATCCACCTTTACTGGTTATGTATCCTATTTGGATTACAGGGTGTGCTATGTATGCTTGGGCTAGTTATACTCGCCGATCGTTTGGTATGCTGGCCAACTACATCTTGCTCACGACGATAGATAGCGTTGGCCTGGCCCGGATGCTGTTAAATTAATTTTTTCAATACAACATCATTGACCCAAGAACTGTGGGCTTGGGTTACTGGATGATTGTTTACAATATCAAATTTTCGATCCTTTGCAAAACTCAAAAATCCACAATTGGTTTGATAAAATACAAATCTGTTCCAATCAATGCAATCGAATATCCAACTGAAATTGCCACTGTTTTGTGTTTGATTGTATGATTGTTCTACTAGATTATCTCTATCATAGGCCGTGCTAAAATAGTATGGTATGTTTTTAATTTTAAAAAAATTTTCTAAACTATAAACAGCAGTCCAGTAATTCAACAATGCAGATGTTTCGCTGTAGTAATACTTGAACCAATGTTGTTTGTGCCCACGTATTTCTCCGCCAGACAAAGAATATCCTTCAACATTGCTCAGTTGTCCATCCAAGGTTACCAATGAAGCGTTCAGGCCATTTTGCCAACTGGCAATTGATATGCCGTTGTCTTTGAGCGGATGATGTTGATCCAAGTACCAATCAAATCTGTCCACACTGGGCAACATCACAACAATCAAATCTGTGGCATTGCGACTACAGTGATACATTATTCGTTTGGCAACAAAATCAATGCCAGCACCACGAGCCCCAAGATTTGTTAGTTTGTAATCGAGTCGTTGTGCCAAATAATCAGCCCAGGTTTCTTGATAGTTGTCCAAGGTAAAACTGCATCCAGCAGTGACTAAATTCTTCAAGGAATCAACTCCAACTGAGAAACAAAAAATTTGTACAAGTTTTTGCCCAGTGTCCACCGTGCCGACTCCAATGCAGGCTGTAATTTTAAATATATGTCTTTGGCATTTTTGATCAAGTCTTGATTGTCATGGATCATTTTGTATAATCGAATTCGGTCATAGTCATCGCTGAGACCAGTGTGCTCATCAACTGCATCATATGTTGTGTTGGCAAATGTTGTTATATCAACATCGTAAAATCTTTGCACCCAGGCCATGGAACCTGGTCTGCCATAAATCAAAAACAGTTTGCCTAACAGCACAGGCCAAATACTTTTTTCTGTACTTTTAAAATGAAAAGTAGTGGTTTCGGGATTTATAGCCAGCGGTATGCTGTGGTATTTTTGATCTATGTGTATATAATTTTCAACATTCTTAGACACCCATACACCGTTGATATTTGTTTGTCTTGCTATTGTTGGATAATTGGGATCTGTGGGAATGTATATGTCTTCTTGGTTGACCTGGCAAAATTCCAATAGATCTGGGGAAAAAGACCAGTGGCGGTTCACTGTGATTAACCCGTAACTGCTTAACTGTTTTTTATGTAACTCTCGAGCCAGATCAGTTTTATGATTATTTGCGGTATTACCAATCAAACACAAAAAGTTATGGTCATTATCATTTGTGGCAAAGTCAGAGGCTGTGTTGGCTACCTGATAATAAGTCAAACATTCGTTCAACAACAACCATGGTAACTCTAACATTTTAATGCGAAACTGATGAAGTTCTCTATAAACCTGTTGTGCCACATGATCCAACATGGTGATCCAATAAACTGGACTGTCTACATAATTGTTAAGTATCTTGGTTAATTGTGCATTCACCACAAATGCCACATGCTCATCTTCGGGTATGATCACTACTGACCTACCTTGACCGAGACCTTGTTGTATTTTGGGTTCTAGCCAATCATAGTTGGCCTGATCGTGAGAGCAAGTCCACGATCGATTGCTTAACCTAATGTCAATGATAAAAAGGTCTGATCGATGATGTTGTATATAACCCAGGGTATAGTAACCAAAAAGAGTGTTGTACTCGTTTAGGTTTATATTTTCATACCCCGGATACATCAACTGCCGCTGTTAAACTGATTTCTTTTTGGCAGATGTTTTTTTAGCGGCCACTGGTTTGGCTGCTGTTTTTTTGGCAGGTGCTTTTTTAACTTTGGCCACCGCCGCTGCTTTGTTGTCAGCAGTGGCTTCGGCCACTGTGGGTGCAGGTGTTTCTACCCGATTCTCACTGCCTGAAACATCAGTAGTTTTGACATGAATCTTGCCTTCGGGCAACTTCTCACCATAGGGCCAAGGTTTGTCCTCTGCCTTGGGCGGCTGCCAATTGTCGATAATCTGGTCAGAATCTGCTTTTTTGGTTTTTACATAACCATTCCACAACAGGGCCGCACCCACAACAACTGCTATAAAAATAATAATTTCCATTTTAAATCTCCTATGAAATATTTAGTAGTCGTTTACTAAAAAAGAATAAAAAAAATGTTGCACTGCCAGGTAAATAGTGTTACAATAGATCAACAAGACGCTGAATGGTTCGGGTCTTGTGTTCTAGAACTTGCTTAATTCAAGGAGAAAAACATGTTCAATTCCGTAATCGAAGCTGTGCAAACTGCACAAAAAACTTTTGTCAACACTGTTGTGACAAACGAGGAAATCGCCAAGCCCATGATCAAGATGATCGACAGCCAATGCGATGCTGCCAAACTCACTGCCAAGGCTGTGTTGGATATCACCACAACTTTGGCCAGTGCTACCACTGAAAAAGTGCAGGAAGCAATGAAGTTTGACTTTACCAAATACACTGAAGCATTCAAGCCAGCTACTGCTAAAAAGTAATACTCTAGTAGTACTTTTTGAAGACCCTGCTGAGTGCAGGGTTTTTCTTGACAAGATATCATCCATAAGTATAATCATGATACTTAACTCAAAAAGAAAAATTATGAAAGTGGCAATTACCGGTCATACCAATGGCATTGGTCAAGGACTTTACAATTATTTTCAAAAACGCGGCCATGATGTTTGTGGGTTCAGCAGAAGCAATGGATTTGTTTTACCCGACGCTGAATCTCAGGTGTTGGACCAAATCAAAGAATGTGATATTTTTATCAACAATGCATTACCAGTTAGCAGTCAAATATTTCTTTTAAAAGAATTATGGCCTCAGTGGGAGTGTAAAGACAAAAAAATAATCGTGATTAGTAGCGTAGCATCACATTTGCCGTATGTGTGGGAAGAATTAAAAGATTATCAACAAGAAAAAAAAGAACTTGATAATCTTTGCAGAAACTTGCGTTACAAGTTGTCTGATTCTGGTCCGGAGCCTCAATGTTCGTTGATTTCTATACATCCTGGATTTGTTGCAACCAATATTTTTGCAGATCTTAAAAAACAACATCCTCCAGCAGATTGGTGTTTGTCTGTTGCACAAGTAGTTGATGTGGTAGATTATGTGTTGTCGTCTAATATAAAAATAGATGATATTGTTTTTAGAAGGTAATACTCTAGTAGTACTTTTTGATAACCCTGCTGACGGCAGGGTTTTTCTTGACCAAAATTTGCCGATCTGCTATAATTTGGACATACAAAGAAAAAAGGAGAAAGATATGGAAGCATCAATTACAGTAGCAGACATGATGGCGGCATTGAGTGCATTGCCCCCAGACGCACAACTGGTGGTGACCGAAAGCGGTTATTACAGTTATGGTGAGTTGGCTCGTGTGGGCTTGCCCGAAGCATACACTATAGACGGCGACGAGGACGACATCCCCCGTGGCACCGTGGTGTATCGCATTGGTCACAGTCACCAAAGTTATTGATCAAGGTTGACCAATAATTCCCAATCTGCTATAATTACAACATGAAAACACTGTCTTTCACCTTACAACTTCCTCGCCAACGCCGTCGTGCAGTGGAGTTGTACAGTCGCGACACTCCGTTCAAGCCAAAGATTGAACAGAATAAAACAGTGTACAACCGCAAAGTCAAACATCGGAATCGTGATGAATAAACTGTTAGCAGTGTTATTGACCGTGGCTGTGGTAGGCTGTGCAAGTCAGCCTTACCGTCCACCTCTGGACATCAGCACCATACCCAATGACTGTGCAAACAAAAATTCTCTTATCGTTTGGCTTGACCGCCAAGCTTCAATCCCCCAGCAAACCTTGGAATCAAAGGAAGACTATGTTAGAAGCCGTGGACAAATTCGCTCGCGTATTTGGAGCCTGCGTTATTACTGTCAGCCTGTGTAGTGGATGTGCCACAGGCACGCCAACTGCACAACCACATGCACAAGATTTGAATCGATTCCAGCCCGACTGCAAAATTGTAGGCCAACAACGTGCTCTGTTGGAGAGCATGCGACCTACCAATGAAGAAATTGCCTGGAACAAGTTGAATCCATTTGCAGAAAAGTTTGGTGACATCAACACACAAATCAATTTCAATCTTCATCAACTGTCTTATTGTGATAAACCATACTCATGAAAAAACTACTTGCCCTTGCACTAATCCCTGCCACAGTACTGGCCAGTGAGTGTGTGCTACAAGATCGCACTGTGAGCCGCTCAACTGTGACCATTGCTGAACGTAGCAAGATCAAACCTGAGGTTGTGCCCTCAATCAACAACGGTAAAAAATGCATGGTCACTTTTCGTGTGCGTATTGGCACAGATTGGCACAGTGCCCATGGTGAGTACGAGTGGGCCGGAGACCGACCCAGGGAAGAAGCCTGCACTGTGGCAGTAAAACGTGCCGAAGATGAAGTACGTGAACGGGTGGGTCGACTGCAAACTGTGAGTGAAAAGACAATGATATGTTCGGACCGTCCAGACTTGGATGCACTACGTAGCACCAATCCGGGAACTGTGGCAGAACTGCACCAGTTCAGACCTCATCCAGACTTTCCTCGAGAATTTTGGCATAATGGTGCACCTTGCAGGTACTTTTTGGACAGTGCTTATGTTCGACAAGATGTTCGCACCTTTCAAGGAGTGATTTGCAAGATCCATGACTCAAAATGGGTAGTGGTGGACAAATGGTAGTTGACCAGAAATTCACAATCATGTACAATCTAGCTATGTTTACAAATTGGAGGCAAAGATGAAAATGACACTAATTGTGTTGGTGGCCGCTGTCATAACAGGCTGTGGCACATTGGGTGGAGCAGTTGGCGGTGCTGGCAAAGATCTCAGCAAAGTCGGCGATTGGATTCAAAGCAAATAAGGACAAACATGAAAAAATATTTTGTAATTTTACCCCTGGTGGCCTTGGTCACTGCTTGTGGCACAACCAAAGACGACTACCAAAAACGAGCTGAGGCTGCTGAGGAAAAACGCGAGACACAGGTCAACAAGTCCATTTCCCAGGCTCCTAAATGGATGACTGAGTTGCCTGTCAGCAACAATGCTGTTTATGCCAATGGATCTGCTGTGAGCACAGACATGAGCATGGCAGACTACAAGTCCAAACTGTTTGCATATGGCAAGATCTGTATGGCCGCAGGTGGCAAGGTCAGTCAACAAGCCAAGGTGTTCATGCAAGACACTGCTGTAGCCAGTACTGAGATTTCAGAATTGGCCATCAAGAGCATGTGCCCTAGTGTGGACATCACAGGCACTGAGATCAAGGAAGTCAAACGTGTGAGCGAAGGTGGACGTTTTCGCACTTATGTGCTGTTGGCCCTGCCCACTGGTGATGCCAATGCTTTGCAAAAACGCAAAGATCAGTTGAAACTCAATGAAGGTGCCGTAAAACGCAGTACAGAGGCATTTTTAGAGTTGGACAAAAACGCCCAATAACCCAAAAACGGCGTATAAATAAAAGCGGCTTTCGGGCCGCTTTTCTCACTTTATATGACCACAGAAAACGAAACAGTTCAAACCCACAGTCAAGCTCTGCAAGAAAATGGCATGTATGTTTTCATGGGCGAAGTCAATGACGAAAACATTTGCCCTATTGTGGAATGGATTTTGCATGAAAACTTTGTGGTCAAGAAAAAACGCAAAGAACTGCTGTTGATGATTTGCTCGGAAGGTGGGGACATGGGTGCTGCCTTTGCACTAATAGATGTCATGCGGAGCAGTGTGATACCAATCAAAACTGTGGGCCTGGGCATGATAGCCAGTGCAGGGCTACTAATCTTCATTTCCGGCACCCCCGGGCGTCGATACCTCACACCCAATACTTCTATCCTTAGCCACCAATTCTCCTGGAGCAATGAAGGCAAGGCACATGAACTGTTTGCCACCATGCGTGAGTTTGAACTCACACAACAACGCATGTCATCGCACTATCAATTGTGTACAGGGTTGAGTGAGGAAGCAATTAAAAAGCACTTGTTGCCACCACATGACATTTGGCTCAGTGCCGCAGAGGCCTTGAGTCTGCATGTGTGTGATCACATTTCAGAACTTGTACGTTAATCTCGTTTGCTTTTGAATTTGTCAAGATATTTTTGTGTTTCTGCTGGCAACATTTCTTTCCAGTTGCGGCCAGTTTCTTTTGCCTTTTGCAGAATACGGTCAACACGCCCAGGGCCAGCATTGTAAGCGGCAGCAGCCAATTCAGAATTGCCATACTTGTTTTTCATTGCTGCAAAATAATCTTTACCCACGCGGTTGGATTCTTCAGCACTGGAATCAGCAGCAGGCTTTACACCATAACCAGGATCTTTGTTTGTAGTGGGCATTACTTGTGCGGCAAATTTTGCACCTTTGGATGATGTAACAGGGCGACCAAACTCATCGTAATCTCTATTGCCACTTTCGATATCAAGTATCTTTTTAAACTCACCGTCATAGGAACCAGTGCCTGCTGGAGGTTTTGGTGTTTTGTTTGGCTTTGGTCGCTGCGATACTGGTGGTCGAAACGTTGGCAATTTTTGTTTTTCCCGATCCAATTTTTGTATTTGCTTCAGTATGGCCTGATCCTTGGTAGCATCATACTTGTAACTGGGAATAGGTTGGTCGGCACCAATTCTCTTTTTTATTTCTTCGTCGCTGACCGGACCAGCAATTGGTTTCAACGGTCCTCCTTGTGCTGGTTTATCAATTGAAGATGTTGTGTCAGGAACTTGACCTCTTTGAATATTTTTTGCAATGCCACTCAGGGTATCGCCGGGCTTGACTGTGTAGGTTGTGCCTTTGGGCATGACAACACCATCACCAATGTCAAGCACTTGACCGGGCATGATCAAATCAGGATTGGCCAGTTTATTGCGAGCCGCAATGGTTCTCCAATTGGCCACAGTGTTGTTGGTGAATTCTTTTAATCTCATTATCGTTTCCTTTTTTCTCTACCCAAAGTGCCCACATCGGTACGGGGTTCATTTTTCTTTCTGGCAGCCTTGGCACCAGGCCCAGTGAGTCGTCGATCAGCCACAGCATCTAAATCATCTGTGTCTAGTTCAGCATCAGGGTCAACTTCATCGGCTTTTTTGCGTTCCACAACATTGCCGTCTTTGTCTACCAGGATCACATCCTTAGTGCCTTTTTTGCCGATGCCGCGTGTGAGCGTGGCACCCATCACACGTATACCAGGTATGCCCAAGGCTGTGCTGTTGCGTCCAGGGTCGTTGCGTAACAGCCAAACCATCAAATGACTTTCGGGAATGTCTGCTTTGCTGGCAATCACAGCATGTGCTTCAATTGTGACATCTTGCCCAGTTTGTACAAAATGCTCGGGTCGGAATGTTTGAATAATGATACCACCTCGGGGATTCAAGTCGCTGCCAAAGATGGCACTCATGGTTTCTTCTTCGGTGGGCTCTATCACAATTTCTTTGCTGAGTGCAAACACTGGTGCACCGTCGCGAGTCTTTTCCAATTTGTTTAACTTGACTTGTTTTTCTCGAACCAGTTGATCAATAATGCTGCGAGCCTTTTTACCAAACAAGTTGTCGGCACTTTCCCATGCTTCGGCGTTGAGTTTCTTAATGCTTATGGGCAAACTGCGTTCAGGACTTTGCAATACCACGTCGGCTTTTTTGCGTCCACCTGTGTCACGTCCGGCAACATCCACTGCATTGCAATCATTGATGGTCAAAGTTTTGCCACGTGGATCAACAAATGTCACATTCACACTGCCATAACGATCAATCACACTTTGCAACAAACTGGCCATTTCAATTTCGTTGGCCACTCCTGCACTTTGATCTCCCTGTCCCCCAGAGTCTTTGACTAGTATTTTGACTGGACTATCGGCAAATTCAATACCGCCAATGCTGCTGAGTCTGGCATCCATGCTCAGATTAGGGCCACTTTTGGGAAAATTTTGTTTCATCAACGCCAAAATTTGTTTGAGTATTTCTGATCTAAACAGTTCTTTTTTCTCACCATCGGGAATCTGCACCAACACGCCTATTTTGTTGCCGGACACTTTGAGATCTCCGTACCCAGCCTTTTTTAGCACTGACTCAATGTCAGGTTTACTCAAGTTTTCGATTAAATTGATCAAGTCGCGCATTGGTTTTCCGTGAGAAGTATGTTATACTTATGCAACCAACAAGGAGACCGTGTGCCAAATTTAGTACCCATAGTTTTAGAAAACACCGCCAAAGGCGAACGCAGTTACGACATTTACAGCCGATTGCTGAAAGATCGCGTGATCATGCTGGACACAGAAGTTTCTGAGCATTCAGCCAGTTTGATTGTGGCACAACTGCTGTTTTTAGAAGCAGACAATCCTGACAAAGACATCAGTTTGTACATCAACAGCCCGGGTGGAAGTGTAACAGCAGGCATGGCCATCTACGATACCATGCAGTTTATCCGGCCAGATGTACACACCATTGTGATGGGACAAGCCTGCTCCATGGGGTCACTGCTGGCACAGGCAGGTAGTCCGGGCAAACGTTTTATTCTGCCCAATGCTAGACACATGATCCATCAACCTTCAGGCGGTGCTCGTGGGCAGGCCACAGACATGTTGATTCAAGTGGAAGAGATTCTTGCCATGAAGAAAAATTTAACAGGTATATATGTTAAACACAATTCGGCAGGCCGGACATTTGAACAACTCACAGCAGACATGGAACGTGACAATTTCATGAGCGCACAAGAAGCAGTTGACTATGGACTTGCTGACAAGATCATAGAAAACCGTACATGACATTAAAAGACTCATTCTGCCCCAGCCCTTGGTTCCACATGCGGATCAACAACAGCGGGCATTATGAGTATTGTCGCTGGGCTGATAAAACCCACAGAAATGCTGGCCCTAGCATAAGTGACACAACTCCTGCTGAATTTTTTAATCAGGGCTTGATTGCTATTCGCCAACAATTTTTAAATGGCGAACGCCCAACTGGCTGTGCTGAATGTTATCAAATGGAGGCACACAACAAAATAAGCGGTCGACAAAAACAACTGCTTAAAATAGGTGTGCAATTGCCAAATTTTGAAAAGATGTTGGCCAGTTCCACATGGATGCCTGTGTTTGCCAATCACACGCCACAGATGCCACAAGACTGGCAAATTGACCTGGGCAACTATTGCAATTCGGCTTGTGTGTTTTGCGATCCAAGTTTGAGTTCACGACTGGCCACAGAATGGAAACACCTTGGTTTCATTGACAAAATACCACCAGCAAATTGGTGCGATGACCCTGTGTATCTACAAAGTTTTATTGATACATTGATCAAAAGTCCGCACATACAGTATCTACATTTCATTGGCGGAGAAACACTGATCACTCCAGCATTTAAAAAGATACTTCAGGCCTTGATTGATGCTGGTCTAAACAAAACTGCCACCATTGGTTTTACTACCAATCTCATCAGTTGGGATGATCATACCATATCATTGTTGACACAATTTGTTGGAGTAAATCTTGGTGTCAGTATAGAAGCATTTGATCCTGTGAACGAATATGCAAGATGGCCGGCAAAACAACAGCAAGTCAACAACATACTATCACAGTGGGCGGCACTCTGCCAGCAACACCGCTGGTTGATGCAGATTAGAACCACTCCTACCTTACTTACAATTCATAAATTGCTCACAGTGTACGACTATGCATGGCAGCATGGTATTCCTGTAGAAAGTTGCAATTTTTTAGCCGAGCCTGCTTGTTTGCGACCAGCAGTGTTGCCACAAAAATATCGTCAGCCCATTATAGATCAAATGCAAGACTGGATTGATCAACGACCCAGCAGTGGAGAAACGGTAGTAAACACCCGCCACCCAGATCTAGTGTACACGCAAATTGTTCAAGATTTGCAAAGTTATGTGAATTATTTGAAAACTGAAACAGATCAAAGTGATCAATTGCCAACATTGGTGCAATTTTTAAAACGCATTGAACACAATCGAAAAAACAGTATCCTAGACCATGTACCTGAATATGAAGAACTTTTTAGATCTGCTGGCTACTGATTTAAAATTGCATGTGGTTGTGAATGGCAATCAGTACGAGAGTGAGTTGAACACTCCACTCTCATTCAACGCTGACGATTTGGTCACAGTTGATGATATTGAAGTTTTACCTAGATATCAATATTTGGCCAACAGCAACTCATTGCAGATTTCTGAACCATTTTATCAATGGTATCATCGAGTGTCCGAGCAAGGATGGTTGTTGACCCCGCAGATCAGTAGTAGTAACGATAGCCACGACGATACGCATCAGCCTGACGCTCACGATTGGCAATAAGTGCTTCAACCAATTGTTTCAAATATTTCATACCACACCTTGTCGTTGTTGTTCATAATGATATTGGCGTTCCCAATGTTCGATATCGCCGGCATTTTGTGGATGTCGGTTGGCAATGTACTGTTCCAGTCTGCTTTGATAGTTGTTGCCAGGGAACATGTCTGCCAAGCGTTCTAGTAGATTTGCTAACATAATTTTTCCTCTGTATTTGCACTGATATTTATCTCATGGTTTCTACTGAGTACTACTTTGGTACTACTTTTTGACCGGTTGACCAATAATTCGCCAAATGCTATAATTATGGCATACAAACAAACAAAGGAGTATTGTATGAATCTCAAAGTCAAAGCAGCCGCAATCATGGCAGGTATTTTTGCAGGCACCATTGCAGTGCAAGGTGTGTTGGTACTGGCCGCAGAAAAATATGGCCCCCAAGCGATTGTTAATACTTTTGTAGGTGGTATACTGGTGTTTTTGATCTACCAAATGTATACTTTAATACTAGCAAACTTGGAAAGCAAAGAAGCAATCAGAAAGATGTCTGAACGCGGTTGACCAGATATTGCCCAAATGCTATAATATGGACATATTGTAACAAAAGGAGTTCGAAATGCGTAAACAGCGACTGATTCAAGGCATGAACAACAGCCAAAAAATCCGTTTCATTGTGGACGGTGTTGGCATGTACTGTCGTATCGCAGACGTGGAAAACTTTGCCACCTACTCCGCCCAGCAGGCTGTGATCACAGCCCTGCAGAACTTACAATACAGTCGTGAAATGGCCTTTGCGACCTGCAAGGCACAGCCCACTGGCTGGGGCACCAACAGCGTGTTCGCTGGTGTTCAACACAATGTTCAAGTTGATTTACTCAAGGACTAACATGAACTACACCATTCGTTGGACTCAACCCCTGCTGGGTTGGGAACCCTTGGAATTTGAAATCCGAGACTTCACTGAGGCTCGTGAAGTATTAGCAAGGATTATGTCAAAATGAAATGGTTTGCTGAAACTACAGAATGGCCTGACGCCAAGTCGGATAACCACATCTACTTGTTGGACGACAGCAAGAGCAAGATGTTTGCCTACGTAAAGCATGGCAAGGGCTTGCCCGAAAAGTTCAGCAAACCCATTCGCATTGACATCCGTGGACGCAAGTTTAAACTCAACCCCGAACAGTTTAGCATTGACGTTGAGGCCGAAGTGCCAGAAGGACGTGTGATTGAAGTGCAAGGCAGCAAAGGTGATGTGTACCGAGTAACCGAATTGCGTGGCGAATGGTCATGCACCTGTTCAGGATTCAAATTCCGCGGTGACTGCAAGCATATCAAAGGCGTACAATGATAGATTGGCGAACCAAAGATCTGCGAAACATAGGCATGGAGTTGTCCTTGGAAACGCAAGAGAGCATTGAGAACTATGTGCTACGTGGCTGGGCTCCAGGCGGCTATTTAGAAAGTATGTTTGCACACGATTACGAACGTGCGTTTGCCTGTGCAGACACTGCCAACCGACAAACAATCTGGTTACTATGGCGTTGGATCAGAGAAGGTGCACCACCACTGTGTCACGGCAGTTACGAGGCTGTTGGCATGTGGCGTGATGATCTTGGTTATCGCAGAACCAATTATATACGCGAAATTGAGCAAGCGGCAATTTGGCAAAAGTTGAGCACTGTATAACAAGAAAGTCCCTTTCGGGACTTTCATTTTTTACGCCTGGTCTACGAACTTTTTCAGTTCTTCGGCCTTGCTGACTATGTCCGTACTAGACGGAAAATCGGGCAAGGTTGGATATGGAATAGTTCCACGGTTGGCGTCGGTCAACTTGGAATGGTACTCATCACTCATTGCTTGACGTTTTTGGAAGATAGGCGTAACTAGAATTTCGTTAGCCATTTTGAGAAGTTCGAGACGGATCTCGTAAGGTGTTTTGCTCATATTTTTCTCCTTTGTGTGTATGTGTGTTAAACACGAGCTGTGATTTTCATCACGCAAATATTTAGTTTGGCAAAACTTGTGCTCAAAATTTGTTGCATTGTAATACAAACCCGTGTATACTTGTGGAATGCTGTATGTCACAGCTATTTTTTAAAAGGAACTTTTTATGACAATCAATCCAGGAACTAAAACCTACAAGTTGTTCTCCGCTCTCAGCAACGGCGAACGTGTCTCCGCCAGCCAAGCCGCCAAGCGTTTTGGCATCAAGAACATTTCGGCTGAAGTCAGCCGTGTTCGCCAAGCAGGTTTTGCTGTGTACGCAAACACACGCAAGGCTGGCAATGGTGTTCAAGTAACCGAGTACCGCATTGGCGCTCCAAGCCGCAAATTGGTTGCCGCTGGTTACCGAGCCATGGCACTTGGTTTGGTCTAAACCAACTCGCTGTCCAATTCACACTGGACACACATGACAAAAGCCCTGCAACTTGCAGGGTTTTTTCTTGACCGTTTATTCAATTCAGTGTATAATACACTATGATTAAAAAACTCTTTCAACGTTGGAATCGACACCGTGTGATCATGGACCGTGTGAATGGCGAACCGTACCTGGAACGCTACTATGTGTTTCTAAAAGATCGCAAACGATTCCCATTCAACATCTTTGTGCATAAGTTTTTGAAGTCTGACCCAGACGACGTGCATGATCATCCTTGGCCTTACTTGACAATTATATTGAAGGGCGGCTACTATGAGTGGACGCCACAGTTCAATGCACAGGGACAAAAAGTTGGCGAAATTGCTCGCTGGTGCAGTGCTGGATCGTTTCGCTGGGCAGGTGCCAACACCTATCACAGAATTGAACTGGATCCAGATGTGGAATGTTGGACCTTGTTCATGCCCGGCATCAAACAACGTGACTGGGGATTCCTAGTCAAAGATCAATGGGTGCAGTGGCAGGAATATCTGTCAATGCGTAAAAGTCAATCAACCTGAAAGTAAATATATGACAGACATAGGACAGTTTATCATGGAATTTGGCGACTTTTTGATTTGGTTTGGCATTGGTTGGGTAATCACCAATTTGGTATTGAGCCTGCTGGCATTCTTGTTGCGTCGGCACATTGAACAGTCAATGGAGTCGGAACTTACAGGGGTAGGTCAGGCCTTGGATGAAGAACGGTTGATTGCACTCACAGTAGAAGTTGACCAGAATCAGTATTTCTGTTATAATAGTATCACAAAAGATTTTGTGTGTCAGGGTTCGGACTTGACAGAAATACGTGAACGATTTCGTGCCAGATATCCTGACAAGGATGCAGCCATTTACGATGGTGATCAAACAGCAGTGGCCACGCTGAAATCACAACTCAAAGAATTAAAGAAACAAAATGAAAATAGCATTGGTATCTGACGTACACCTGGAATTTGGTGACCTGGATTTTGACAACACAGACTCGGCAGATGTGTTAATCTTGGGTGGCGACATCTGTGTGGGTGCGGACATGGCACAACGTGATCCCTACAACACCATGGGTGAAGAGTATCGTAGCAACAGATTCCATGACTTCTTTCAACGATGCAGTGCCAGATTCCCGCATGTGATTTTCATTGTGGGCAATCACGAACACTATCACGGTGACTTTGCCAAGACTGTGCCGCACTTTAAAGATGTGTTGGGATATTTAAAAAACTTGCACATCCTGGAAAAAGAAACCTTTGTGTTGGATGACATCACATTCATTGGCGGCACATTGTGGACTGACATGAACAAACGCGATAACAGAACCTTGCATGATATCTCACGCATGATGAACGATTTCCGTTGTGTGGACAACAGTGCCAAAACTGAAGATCATCGCGGTTGGCCTGGTCGTTTTACCACCGTAGATGCAGCCAATGATCATGACGCCATGGTGGCATTTATTGACCAAACCATTGCAGCCAATCCTGCAGGACGCTATGTTGTGGTGGGGCATCATGCACCTAGCAAACTGAGTACCCATCCAAGATATCAAGACCAGTTCATCATGAATGGTGGCTACAGTAGTGAACTGGATGACTTTATTCAGGATCACCCGCAGATCAAATTGTGGACACATGGTCATACACATGAGGATTTTGACTATATGATCGCTGGTTGCCGAATCTTGTGCAACCCAAGAGGCTACATCAACTATGAAGAAAGGGCAGACACATGGCGACTGAAAACAGTGGAAGTATAAAAAACTGGTTGCGTTATTCGGGATTCAGTGTTATAATCATAGGTAACCCCTGTCATTGGAGTGTTCTGCCCTGGGCACGACAGGAAGCCAATGATGGATGGCCCAGTCCCAACAGTCGCACATGGTGTGTGGGTTGGATCTTTTTAACTTTGAGAATGTGGATTGATGATGGAAGCTGGTAAAACAAAAACTCGTTTTGACATGGAACAAGAAATCATGACAGCATGGCAAGTGCTGGATGACATCAAAATGTTGAGTGCCCGTGAAGGCACCACAAAGGAAGATTGGGACGCAGTGTATCGACTGTATCAAATCCGTTTTGAAACCTTGTTTGAAACATTTGAAAACTTGATCCACGACGGCAAGATACTGTGATGCGCAGAATGGCCCTGACCCGCCGCCAGTGGGAACAGGTAAGTGTGTGGCTGGCATTGAATCAACAAGTGAACGAAGTAGAGATTGTGGAGTCAAAGACCACAGGCATTGGACTGGATCACACTGCAAAGTTCTTTCACAAAGAACATATATTGTTGAGTGAGATGGACATAACCGATACATCAACTTGGTAAATGAAATGTTTGTAGAATCTATTGACACTAGTCGATTTATTTTGAGAGTGCCACAATCTACGGATGGTGTAGCAGTGCATGACGCTATAGCAGATGTGATTGAACAACTTCGTACATGGCCAGAATCATGGCCTTGGGCCGGGCAGGAACAAAGCGTGGCGGTTTCCACAGCACATTGTGAACGAGCACGTGGTCGTTTTGAGCATAAACAGAAATGGAACTTGTTTGTGTTTGATCGAAAAACTGAACAGGTGGTTGGCAATGCAGAGTTTCATACCATACACGCAGAGTTGAACATGTGGGAACTGGGATTTTGGACACGCACATCACAGCAACGTCAAGGCACAATGACGGAAGCGTTGACTGCATTGGTTGGTTGGATGAAGCAAAACAACCCTGGTATTGAGATATTGACCAAGCATGATATCAACAATGTTGCCAGTATGAAGTTGGTAGAAAAACTGGGGTTCAAGCCAGTAGATGAATATCAGTTCAATGGTATCATATACAAAATGTATTCCAGCAATCCACAGGGAGTCGAAGCGTGAACCAGATTAGTCAGTATCTACTCAGCATTGATCGGCCACCTTATGTGAATGGTAGGCGGATAGGAGAAGCCAGGCCGTGTCAAAGTTATGGTCAGTCCTCTTGGTTCATCTCATTCCGTGATGGCTATACTCATGCAAGCAATCCTGTGTTCACAGACGAAGACGGATTGAACGGGGCATCATCTGTTCAAGAATACGCAACGAATTTAGGATTTGGAGTTGATCATGTGGGCTCGTGAACAAAGTGTGCGTTATCTCCAGCAGTATATCCATGCTAGAAATGAAACACCTTGGGTGACAAAGATGTGCCCTGACATTGAAGATCGTGCTAGATCTGCATTGCAATATCTAGGCGGCATGGCAGGAGATTGGTACGGTCAACGGAGCAACTGCACCTACTACTATCCACAAAGGAATACAAATGAACGAAAAGTTTAAACTGTTGGCCCTGGAGGCCCAAATGGGCACTGCTGACTTTGATGCAGGATCATACTATGTGGCCACGCCAGACAAGATGCAGAAACTCTGCGAATTGATTGTGCGGAAATGTGTCAGTGTTGCGGATGATTATGTAAAGGACTGTACCTGTGAGGAACACATAAACTGTAAACACCCTCGAAGCGCAATTGGTAGAAAAATACGAGAACATTTCGGAGTTGAACAATGAAGATTTACATCAGCGGATATCGAGATCACTGGATCTCACCTTACACCATGTTGGACTATGTGTTCTTCTGGACTGACTGGTCACGATGCAGTCGTTGGACCTTGGAACAAAGTCTTGAAGATTCAGCCCGAATCACTCGTGGCGAAAAAAGTCAATATGTTGAACATCCAGCCTGGGTAGAGCGTTGGTCAGACTGGCTGACTCCAGTGAGCCGGGCGATCATGTGGATCTTGGATCGTGTGCATCCTGCCATCAAGTATGTGAAGATTGACCGGTATGATACCTGGAGCATGGATCATACTCTTGCTGACATTGTGTTGCCCATGCTGAAACAACTGAAAAAAGACAAGCATGGCGCACCGTTTGTGGATGACGAGGATGTGCCCGAACACCTGCGTAGCACTGCCGCACCTCCCAAAGAAAACGAATATGACACTGATGCTCACCACTTTGCACGTTGGGACTGGGTCATGGATGAAATGATCTTTGCGTTTGAGTGCAAGGTAGATGACTCCTGGGAAGATGCTTTCCGTGAAGGTGAACATGACCTGCTTTGGATACCAGTGGACCGAGAAGGCAATGAAGTGCCCAAAGGTGAGCACACGTACTATCAAATGGCACACGGTCCCAAAGACACCTACAAGTGCGACTATGAAGGAATGAAAGTGGTACAAACACGTATCAGCAATGGTTTCCGACTGTTTGGCAAGTACTACGAAGGCCTGTGGGATTGATGTTTGGACAAAACTACAACGACCATAGAACCAGTCTGGGATACTCAGTTAGAAGCACGGAAGAAATGGACCGCGCATTTTACGGCCGTGCTGAGTGGTCAATGACATTTGCTATGTTGCCGCATAGGTGTAGCATAACTAAAAAAATTATTTGGTTACAATATGCCTATCGTGGCCAGGCTGTATGGACCGGCCCTGGTGACGATGCAGTAGAAGTTCGTTGGCACGATCGCCATGAACATTTGATTTGGACACTAAAAGGACCATATGGGTGATAATGCATTTGAAAACATGACTGCGGACTTGATGGCCATGGACGCCAGAGTAGAACGTAAGAACAGTATCCCACCAGCAGAATATGAGGCCTGGAAACGAGAGTTTACATTTGAAGGTATCAAAGGTCAACGATACGGACAGAGTTTTTGCAATCATTTTGGCATCACAGACTATGTGCTGTTTTACAAAGTGGATTGGGAAAGTGCTGACCAACACATAAGGACAGTGTATCTTGTACAGCCCTGAACACACACATGGCCTAACCCTGCACTGGGCTCGGGACGACTACATGGAACTGTGGAACATGCGCATGGCTCGAGTAGTAGAACTGTTTGGCCTGCCAGGTGACAGATACATCACAGAAATCACCCAAGATTACATGACCTTTTGGTTCCGCGACCCCAACGATGCACTGCTGTTTCGATTATGCCATGGACACAGTAGATTACATACGGCTTGATTGTGGTGCTCAACAGGCCTTGGCCTACAAGCATCAGTTGGATCTTGACGGACTCATAGTGAACCAAGACTACACCTGGCGCTATCAAAAGCCTGTGTATGACAACTTTGCCTGGACAGAAAGTGAAGTCAACCATGTGACATTTACTTTTCGTAATCCTGCACTGGCTACGTTCTATAAACTCAAATGGTCATAACTAATAATATGACAATCACAAGCCAAGACAATTTTGAACACAAAATCCACAACAATAAAATGATTGAGCCTAGAGACTGGATGCCCGATCAGTATCGACGTACCCTAATCAGACAAATTAGCCAACACGCACACAGTGAGGTTGTGGGCATGTTGCCCGAAGGAGACTGGATAGCACGGGCGCCCAGTTTAAAACGCAAAGAAGTGCTGTTGGCCAAGGTACAGGATGAAGGCGGCCATGGTTTGTATCTTTATTCAGCCGCAGAAACTCTGGGTGTCAGCAGAGATAGTTTAATTCAAGACCTTCATGCAGGCCTGGCCAAGTACTCAAGTATATTCAACTATCCTACCCTTACCTGGGCAGATGTAGGTGTGATAGGGTGGTTGGTAGATGGTGCTGCCATCATGAATCAAATACCCTTGTGCCGTTGCAGTTATGGACCTTATGCTAGAGCCATGATTCGCATTTGCAAGGAAGAAAGTTTTCATCAACGTCAAGGCTATGACTTGTTGCTGACCATGATGACAGGAACCGACGAACAGCGTGAGATGGTACAAGATGCTGTGAACCGTTGGTGGTGGAAAACTCTAGCCATGTTTGGTCCACCTGATGCAGAGAGCACCAACAGTGAACAAGGTATGGCCTGGGGCATTAAACGTCATACCAACGATGACTTACGACAAAAGTTTGTAGATGCCACTGTGCCACAGGCTGATTATCTTGGTGTCAAATTACCAGATCCAGATCTCAAATGGAATGACACTCGCAGTCATTATGATTTTGGTGAAATAGACTGGGCAGAATTTTGGCAAAATGTCAACGGGGATGGCCCATTAAATAAACAACGACTACAGGCTCGCAGTCAAGCCTATGAGTCAGGTGCTTGGGTGCGTGAAGCAGCCATGGCCTATGCCCAAAAACAAAATGAAAAACAACAACAATGAAATACCTGGCATTGATTTTTTTATTTGTGGCCACCACTGTGGTGGCTAGAGAACCCAGTATTTACGTGTACAACGAAACCACGGACCGAATTGAACACCAACGCAACTCAACAGAGTTTCGCAGCATTGCCAGCATTACCAAACTGATGACTGCCATGGTGGCCCTGGATCACAGCAAGGACCTGTTTCGTCGACTGCCACTGAACACCACTGTCAAAAGCAACTTGCCACGTGGCACATATACCAGGCAAGAACTGCTGGATGCCATGCTGGTGCGAAGTGACAACGCAGCCGCAGAAACCTTGGCCGCAGACTATCCTGGTGGTAGGAAAGAGTTCATATGGAAGATGAACCAACAGGCCAAGGACTGGGGTATCAATGCTGTGTTTCGTGACCCCACTGGCCTGCATCCGGGCAACATGGCCACTGCTGGCGATGTGGGTCACTTGGCCATATATGCCGCTGGCTACTGGGTCATACGTGATGCCAGTGTGAAAAAGACCGTGGCCTTTGAACGCAAGTTCAAAAAGAAACTACGTAAAATCCAACTCAACAACACCAACCGTCCGCTGTTGATGGAGTTTGACGAGATCATTGCCTCAAAAACTGGGTTTACCAACTCAGCAAGATATTGTGTTGTGTTAGTGGTAGAGCATGAAAAACAACGGCGAGTGATAGTTGTGTTAGGTGAGCGCAACAAAGCACGTAGAACGGACACAGTACAAGACATCATGTACAATCATGTGCTGGATCAAAATTTGCAGGACCCCAAGTACATCAATAACTAAAGTTGATGCAACTGCAACAACCCCATGGCACCATACGTCTTGGCGAAAGTTTCCACCACGCCCAGGAGATTGCCAGACCTTTTGGACAAATTGATCGAATCATAGAGTGGTGCAAGACCGAACTTGTGGGTGACTGGCGTTGGCAGGTGGTCACCACCAGCAGTGACCGTGCCCCAGGCCGCTATATCTTCTACTTTGACTCAGACCGAGACGCTGCCGCGTTTGCACTGTTCTGGTCCTAAAAACCTAATACTTTCTACTACTTGACCAAAAATTCCCCGTTTGCTATAATATAG